CACCATCAGGGGGAATGGGCCATATCCCACAGTTTGCGGGATCACATTCTTCGCGTCTTGGAGTGCTCCAACCAAACCAGGTTGGTCTGGGAGCCACTCACCGAAATTTAGGCGTTGTTCCATGTTGTCGATCCTGCTGAGGATTGCGTCCAGGTCGTTGAACCTGCAGAGACAGGGTTCCAGGTCGTTGAGCCTTCTGGAACATCAGACCAGATTGTCGCCCCAGGATTGATTACCGTCCATGCCTGCTCTGAAGGTGCAATCGGACTCCATTCCTGGCCCTGCTTGAATCCCACGCAAGTCACAGAGGCAGAAACCAAAACCGCCGCATTCCCGGCAAAGGTGGCATTTGGAGCGCAAGAGACAGAAGCCGATGCCGTGACCTGAGCCTCTCCATTGGCAACAAGTCCTCCAAGCGCGGTTACCGATGCCGATGCAGTAATTGCTGCAGATGCGAGTTTGACGATCTGCGCGTCTGCCGCAACCGAAGCACTCGCTGTGATAGCACCAGCACCGAATTGGACCCTTGTAGCGTCACAAGACGCAGAAGCCGATGCGGTTATCGAGGCAGAAGCAAACTGAACCCGCGCGGCGCTACACGCTACATCCGCCTGAACGGTTACAGAACTGTATGCATCCCACCGAGTGACGGAAGTCTCATAAAGAGGACTATCAAGCGTCAGCGTGAGGTCATCTATGCTCGCCTTGAGGTTATCAAGGGAGTCGATTGACCACGGTGGGAGCAGATCGGCCATTAGGTCAGCGTCACGCTCAGAGATCCAATAGCCACACGGAACACATCACCAGTAGCAATGGTCTTGGAAGCATCTAGCGGTGAGTGATACAGCAGATTGCCAGTGGTCAGAGCGTCACGAATCCCGATGTGGGTGATCGTGCCCCAAGAGTTACCGGCCTGAGCAAACTCAATCGCTGCAGAGTTCGTGCTGACACCGTTGGAAGGCGCACCGAATGTGATGGCCTGACGCGCATATCCACTACCAGAGCACTCGGTCCCGGTGTCTGCGTCTGTCGGATCACTCGTGTAGAGAGCCAGATAGACAGTCGTGGGAGAGGTGTAGGAAGTGTTCCGCAGAGTTGCGTTGATTAGCGCATTCTCTAGGTAGTTCGACATTTCAGCCATGTTTATCTCCGCGCAAGAGTCATCGTGAGGGGAACAGCAGAGTATTCGTCCTGATCGTCAGATGAGGTGATCGAATCAACTGCCCTTTGATACAGAGCCGCCCAGGTCGCTAGACGCTCGTCATTCATCAGATACGGCTCTGCCTCACCCAATGATGCGTAAATTAGCGCATCAGGATAATTCGCCAAAAACACATTAGAAGTGTTCGAGTCGCTCAGATACGCAGGGGCTGCGTAGTAAAGCATCCGAGTTGCGTAGTTCGTATCCGGTATCGGAGCGAACTGGAACTCAGCATCAAGGATCGTGTAATCAACCGGCACACCCGTATCTGTGACACGAGCATTGCGGAAGAAAACGGAAGGCGTTTGAAAGTTCAATGGCCGCGCAGGAGTCGTTTCCAAGTGAACATCCCGCAGAGCCAGGAAGTCCGCAGGAAGCGACAGCGTATTGTCGTTAGCGGTCATCGAGGCCGACACCAGCTTCAGCATCTTGCGAGTGCGAAGCTCCCTGCGAAGGCGATTCTCCGCAAGGGTGATGAAGTCGGGAATCTGAGTCGTCAGATCAGACCGAGCGAGGTAGTTCGCAATCAAGGTCTTGAGGTCTGAGTATGTTGCGAGAGCCATCAAATCCTCCCAGGACGGGTGCGAAACGCTCTGTTGTCAGGATGGTTCAGCCAGGCCTTGAAACGAGTCTGATCCAACACATGGAAGCCCCGCATGATGCCTTGCTTGTTCAACTCATCAACCACCGCAAGCGGGATAGACGCGATCTTATTCCCAAATAGATGATCGCTCCATCGGGCGCGTTCATCGTAAGCATTGAATTGCTTGCGGTTGGACTCAATGATCCCGGTCACATCTTGAGTGCTCTCAATAACGATGTCACCGTCATCGGTCTTATGGGCCTTGCGGTCTACTACTTTTGCGGTCTTTGAGAATTCGTTGATGTTCATGTGAAAAAGGGGGCTGAGTTGCCCCGGCCCCCTTAGTTACTTGCTACCGAAGATTAGCTCAAGTCAGCGATGATGCCGTGGGCGGCTTCGTTGCGAACCTCGAGCGTGTATTCCACGAGCAACTGGGTGCGATCCGAGTCGCCGTTCTTCGCCAGTTCGTTGGTGAAGAAGGGACGCAGATAAGCAACAGCAGCGTACTCGGGGTCCAGCACGAAGGCCACTTCGTTTGCCGAGTTGCCCGAAACCATGAAGCGGTTGGGCACCACGCTCACCGAGCCGAAGTCCGACAAATAGATGTCAGCGGCACCGATGATGGTCGTGGGGGCATCCGAAGGAGCCATATAACGCTGGGCGGCGATACCGGCGAAGGCCGAAACGGTCTGCTTGTGAGCAGGCGTGACCATCAGGATCTTCGGGGAACCACCGGACTCGAACACTTCCTTAATCACGGTCTTCAGTTCGGTTTCCGTGAAGGTGCGGTTCGTGCCGTTCGTGCGAGCAGTCGTGCCAGAAGCACCAGCAGAGCCACCCGAGCCGAAGTCGCCGTTCGTTGCCAGCCAGGTCTGCAGGCCACCCAACACGCGAGCGGTAGAACCAGCGGTTCCGTTGCTCTGGACGGTGTTGCTCAGGAAGGTGAACTCCATGTCGCGCTTGATTTCGGACGAAGCCTTAGCAAGCTGATAAGCCTTTTCAGACTTACGGCCAGCCTTGTCAACAGCCTCCAGGGTGCCAGTAACACCAATGGTCTTCTGGCTGATCTGGGTGCGGTTGCCAACACGGGTCGTTGGCGACAGGGTAGCGGTAGATGCATCAGCACCTTCCACAGCGGCGTTGGCGGCAGCAGCGGCCAGCGAGTCGGTCTGCCACTCGTGATAAACAGCGGTGGCCTTGGTCTTACCAACCGTGCTCATGAACGGGGTGTCAGTCGGGCTGATGTTGTAGATCACATCAGACAGGTCTTCACGCATACCGATGGCAGCGTAGGTACGGAATTGGGTCATTTTTTAACTCCTAGAGCATTCGTTCAAACAGGGCCGCAGCATCAGAGACTTTTCCAGACTTCCTCAACTGCGAGTGAGCTTTCTTGACATTCTCGTCTGCAGCAGCCTTTTGGTTTGCCGCAACGCCTGGACGGAGCATCTTCGGTGCGTCTTGCATTTTCTTGGTTAACTCTGGCTTCTGTTTCTGGAGTTTCGCGTATTGCGCTGCCATCCACAGTACCTGAACCTGGCGAGAGTCATAGGCTTGTGAGAGTTCTTGGTCAGTAAACCCGACTTCCTTAGCGAAAGATCGAATTGTCTGCCTTACCTCGTTGCCTTTCTTCTCGTCCCCATATTCAGGAATAACCTCAGCCAAGCGCCTTGCTTCCTGCTGGATGTGCTGCTGGAGTACCGCCTGCTGCTCGGCGAATCGCTGTTGAGCCATTCGCTGCTGCTCGGCCTGCACCATCGCAAGCTGCTTCTCCCGTTCAGTCCGCTCTGCTACCTTGACTGCATAACCAATGGGGTCAACATCCTTTAACGCGTTGAGGTCTTCCCCTTCGTTTTGTTTACTTAGAAACTGCTCGATGAGGCTTAGGCGTTGAGAGTAGGCGTCCCTCGCTTGCTTTGCCTCTTCAATGGCGGCCCGTTCTGCTTCGACAGCTTTACGCTGCTCTGCTACGGACTGACTCTTTTTGGTGTAGTCCAGCCCCTTCTGATACCCGTCCACCAGTTCATCGAAAGTGACTTCCCTTTCCTCACCAGCGGCTTTCACACGGAATCGCTGCGGTTCAGGTTCAGTTTCGACTTCTTGGGTTTCAAGCTCTTCAGGTTCGGACGCCTCGACTTGTTCCTGGGGTTCTGGAGTTTCAGGAGTGGCTTGTTCAGCTTCCTTCGGCTCCATAAGTCCGAGAAACGCGCCTGCGGCTTCGTTCACCGACATCGAAACACTCCCTTGCGGGTCAGTGTCTGCCATTTGAGTTCCCTAAGTTTTACCAGGATGCGCCTGGCCGCTTACAGAATCTTCCATCGCCGCTTGACCAACTGGTCGCTAGAAGCTATGGAAGAAAAGTGCCCCATTATTTCATCAAGTACGCGCAATTTCAAATAGCACCGCTCTCGAATGTCAATGTCCATCTCATCCGAGTTCGTTAACTGACTTATCAGGGATTTCCTGATAGTGTCTATTTCCTCCTGAAACCATTCGTCACTCAGGAGGGTTTGAGCGCGTTCTGCCTTGTTCATCGGAATCCTTGCCCAATGTTGTAACCCATGCTCGGAAGCATCCCTGATGCGGAAGTGAACTGCTCAGGAGTTACTCCAAAGTTATTGAAGGCTCCCATACGGATCTGATCCATGCTGAAGCCTTGTCCGAGCGAATCAATGATTGCCTGGGCAACCTGAGCGTCAGTAAACTGCGTGGGGTTTGATAGCAGATTCGATTGCACCGATGTGATCGTGGTCGCATTCTCCGGTGCGGGTGACACAGATGTGATCGGGGTCACATCTTCAATCGTTGGTGGGACATAAGCAGCGGTCATTGTGGGTGCGGCCATGCTTTGATCTGACAGCAGGCTACCTCCAAGCAAGTCTGCGGCTCGAGAAACCTGCTCCACAGGAACACCATACACACGAGTAGCGCCAGCCATCGAATCTAACAAGCTGAACCCTTGATCCATTGATTCTCGGATTGCTTGAGCAACACGCTCATCGGTGTATTTCTGCGTTTGGATCGGAGTGGTGGATTTTTCTACAACGCTTGTCGGAGTTTTCTTTACATCTGGCACAGTTATAGGAGGAACTGTCGTCTTACCCTGTGCTGCGTTGTACGCTGCTAAAGCGTTTGCGTTAGCTGCGGTTTCAGAGTCAACAGTTTGGTTAGAACTTGTGCCCAGTTGCTCACGAATGGCCTGATAGTCAAATGGCCCAGGCGTAAAGGTGAACTGACCACCCTCTACTTTGGGAACATCAAACAAAAGCGATCCGGGTGCACGAGACAAGAATCTTTGTGCTCCAACACCCATGTCCTCGCGGCCAGCCAACAGGCCGGGGAATTGGTATAGCGGAGCAGAGCCACGAATTCCCTGAGTGCCGCCCGAGACTAATGCTAATGCTCGATTGAACTGGGTATCACTAACCCCATAGTTAGCCAACGCTCCTTGACGGGCCTGATCTAGCGTAAACCCTTGCGCCAACGAGTCTCTAATGGCTTGAGCAACTCTGGCATCAGTAAATGTCGTGTTGTAGTTAGTGGACTGAACTTGTTCAAGTGCCTTATCAAAGTCTGCACTTGAAAGGCCAAAGTTGGTCATCGCACCCTGACGAGCCTGCTGGACCGTAAAGCCTGCATTCAGAGCGTCTCGGATCGCGCTTGTTACTTGAGGGGTCGTGTAAGTAGTTGCCGCTGGAGCAGCGGTCGGGACTACCGCTCCACGGCCAATCTGCTCGTTAATCCCTGCCTGATTGATAGCAGGGAAATTCTCAAGAAAGTCTGCTTGCGTCAAGCGCAGCTGCTTTACCAGATCGTTAAATGATCCGTAATTGCCGGTTTGTTGAGCATTGACAAGCCGAGTGGCAAGTTCGTTCTTTTGAGCGACTGTTAGTGCCATGATTTACCCCGGAATTTCGATGTTGCCGCTGATGCCTGCGCCGATCTTCGCTGCCTTCAGTTGGACCTCAGCCTCGAACTCTTGGCGCTTCAGATCCAGTTCAGCCGCTGCCTTCTCTCGAGCCAGTTGAATCTCTGCTGCGGCCTTCTCGCGCTTGGCTTGAATATCCGCGATTGCCTTCTGTCGGTCAATCTCCAACTGAGCTTGAGCCTGCATCATCATCGCTTGGATGGCAGGATCAACCTGTTGCTGCTGCGGAGGCGGGTTAGACAGAGCCTGGTCAATCTCAGGAGTGATCGGCTTGAAGAAGGTCGCCGAGTCCTTGAACCCTGCTGCCTCAATCATCCGTCCCAGAGTGTCTCGGTACTGAGCCACAGACACAAGAGGATTGGCCGGTCCAAACTGCTGCAGGATGCGCTCTTGCTTGTCGAGGATCATCGCCAACATAGCCATCTGCTCTTGGCGGTTACCAGTTCCCAAACCCACAGAGATGGTCACATCGTACTGATTCGACCATTCACGAGGGTCCATCGGGATGTATTCGCCGCGCATCCGAATCAGGCGGGGCTTGTCCTGGTACTTGCACAGAAGATGCAAGATTCCCTTGAACAGAGTCTTAACACCCGTCTCAGCAAAGATCCGGGCGATGAGTTCCAGCTTCCCTGACGATGCGCTCTGGAATGCCGCTACAGCTGTGGCCGTGACATTCTGAAGAATGTTCGGGTCCAGGCCTTGGCTTGCGTCAGAAACGCCAGTCCGCTTTGCTTGGGTTTGGTCAAGGTACTCCAGCATTGGAAAGGCTTGGTTAGCCACCGGCTGCACGGCCATCGGAACCACTGCGTTCGGGTTCTTCATCCGTACCACGCCGCCTGGAGTGACACTCGTCAGATCGTCCAGGTTTACCTGACCCTCAATCGCCCCGACTCGGACATTGTTCGTCAGATACAGGTTATCCAGCATCTGGCGGGTGATCGTGGACTTCTGGAGCTGAATGTCCATCGTCTTGTCCGCGAGAGACAGACCATAGAACTTGTGAGGAACCGGAATAGGACAGATCCCGTGGAAGGGGATGTAATCCGTCTCGCTCATCTCAAGAATCTTGGACCCTGCGTACCAAACCTGAACCAGCTCGGCGATCCCGTCATCGTCCATGTCTGCTCGGACATAGCACTCGTAAACCTCGACCTCCTGCATGGAAGGATCGTAGGACTCTTGATCCGATGGTTGTTCGCCTTCAGAGAATCGTGCCACTCGCTCAGGACTGAATGACAGATCATCGTAGGTCGGGAGGTTCTGCACCATATCCCAATCGAACCCCATTGCCACGAGATCGGACCTGGGAATCAATCGGCGATGAGCCGTGAAGGGAGAGTCTTGAATCGTCCGAGCGTTTTTAGAGATCAAGAACTCCTCGGGTGGAACATTGACAATCCGCACCTGGCCGATCTTGTTCTTGCGCCGAGTTTGAACTGAGTGCGAGGTCTGCACCAAAGGCATCCCGTCCAACCCGATAGCAGGATTTCCCATCGGATCAAGGATCGGCGTGGAAACAGACTCCTGCGCGATGATCTCTCGCGTCCCATCAGACATCAGCATCGCCAGCTCTTCGTCTGACAGATTCTGATAAGACTCCTTGATTACATCGTAAGAGTCATCCCAATAGGCTTTGACAACGCCAACCTTCTCAAGGAGTGCGTCCTTGAACCAGTCGTGCATGATCGCAAACCCACGGTTGTCCTTGTAGAACACCCAGTTCGCGTAATCAGTGGCTTGTTTGGCTTTCGGCTCATCGCCTGGAGCAACAGGCTCAAACCTCACCACATCATCAGATGCGGTGAAGATACGGATCAGCTGAGGAAGCGCCCCATCAATGACTTCGGCAACCTCTCCCGTTACGATCTGGGAGCGGCCCTCGATCTCATTCCCGTACGGATAGCGAAGGTAATACTCCAGCGCCCTCGTGCGTTGTTCGGTTGTCTCCGTCTGGAGATAGCCGATTGCCCCGTCTATTTCGGCCTCGAGTTGTGCTTTCAGCGCGTTCTCGTTCATGTCGTTCCTCTAACGCCTTGATGCGGCGTTCAAGTTCAGCTATCCGCTGCGGGAGATTTCCTTGGGTTGAGATCCACATCACACAATCCATCGAATGTTTGTTTTAAGCGGCTTATCCCATGAGGAGGTCTCGCTTATCCCAACAGCCATGTACCGGAAAGCATCCGATGCGTGGCTGGCCCAGTCGTGAAGTGGCTTGTCGTAGAAGACATTCCGCTTCTCGTCATACTCTCTTCGATAGTTGCGAAGTGCGTCCAACCCTAGTCGTACTTGAGGGACATTGAACCAGCACTTGGGCAAGATGCGCCTGACTGCCTGAATCCCGTCTGCTACCGACAAGCGTGGTGCGACAGTGATCTGTAGGCCAGCCTCTTGGAGCATTTCCTTGCGGCTGCGTCCCGTGCCGAGTTCCCTGACCTCCACATCGTGAGGAAGGATGTGCTCGGCGGTGTGCCATCTGTTCTCTTTGATCCAGTTGACATACCAATCCAATCCGACCCCGTGATTTTCCACGAAATCTAGCACTCTGTATTCCTGATTTACCGCTTGGATCACCCAAATCGCAGTCGAATCAGAAACGCCTAAGTCCCAAGCCGTGTAAGTCCTACAAAGGTCGTCCCGGTCAATGTGACACAAACGGCCCTTTTCTTCAAGGTCGTTGATAAGGGAACCGTAGTAAGAACCCTCCACCGCAGCATTGAAGGAGCACTCGAACTCTTGGTTGAACTTGTCCTCGCCCATCTCCTTACGGGCTGCTTTGAGTTCGTTCTCGTCTATGAGCTTGGTCTGTGAGGCTTTGAACTCCAGCAGTCCCCAGTCCTCTTCGTCCTCGGCCTGGTCCCTCAGGGCTTTGAAGTGGTTGTTTCCCTTTGGAGTCCCCAGAAACAGCGCCCAACCCAGTCTGTCTGAGAGCGCAGGACGAATGATGTCGGTCCAGATCTTGGGGTCTTGGTCGCCGATCTCGTCCAGAATCACGCCGTCAAAGTATTGGCCCCGCAGCGAATCAGGGTTGTCTGAGCCGTAAAGCTGGATTCTCCTGCCCCAAAAATCGGTCCTAAGCTCCGAGATGTTCGGGGTTGCCTTGAGAGGCTCTGTGTACTTTAGAAGGTAGTCCCAGGCCACCCGCTTGGCCTGCCCGTAAGTAGGGGCGATGTAAGCGTACCTTGGAGCCTCTCTTTGATTCTGGATCGCTTCCTTGATGATGTGGTTCAGGGCAGCAACTGTCTTTCCCATTCTTCGGTGAGCCACTACTACCGAAAAGCGTTTCTCGGCCATCATCTTATGGATGGCGAACTGCGGCTCTCTAGGAGCGTAGGGAATGATTATTTCTCTTCGGCCCACTTGATTACCATTTCAATGGACCCGCCATCAGTCCCGCTTACCTCAGTCCGGGCCAGCTTAGGAATGTGGTACTCGATTGCCTTGAGATAAAGCTCTGCCGCCCTGCCGGGGTCTGGCTTTGTTTTGGCATCGCCTTCTGCGACTCTTTCAAGCCATTCAGCGAACTTAGGAGCGTTCTGCTCTGCCACCATTGCGATCATCTCTCGCACATTCTGGGTGGTCTTATTGGGCACTCCCTTAATGCGCCCCATACCTGCTGCGGGAGGCTTGCGCTTAGTAGGTGTCAATACTTTGTTGTCCATTTCCGATTCCTTTCGGGCCATCGGGCTAAGTTGTCTTAGTCTGTTTGCTCTGACAGTAGGCCCATAGTAAGGGGTAGTGTAATGCCCATTGCAGCGAGAGATGCTAAGAGGTCTTTCTCGTCAATCCTTGCGGGGTCAAAGGCGGCGAAGCGGGAACGAAGAACGGCTGGATCGGGGAAAATGTACTGCGACTGTCTGCCGCCCAAATCGTCCATGTCCTTTACTTTAATACCTGAGTAGCCCTTGGAAGGAACTTCTTTCACCAAATTTCTACGCGGCTCAGTCCCAAGCGCAGCGGCCAAGTTATCTCCTAACCATCCACCGCCAGTTTTACCTTGATCGGAAACTTCTAGCAATTTCCCCCGGTACATTAAAGGCATGACATTAGGGCCAGCGTTAACCTCTCGCAGACCTTTGTGACGACCCGTTGCGTTGGCGTAAATGTCAGCAATAGCCGGGGAGTCCGTGGCATAAACGCTTGACCGATCCGAAACTTTAAATGCGGGGAAATCGTTGACTGTTCCGTGGAACAGTTCATCATGTACAAACCCCATCGCCTTGGCCCGATCCATCGCGGTGTTGGACTCAGGAAGCCCCAGCATCTTTACTGCGTTCTGACGGGCTGTCTCCATTGCTTGGGCTTGTGGAGCGGTTTTGAGGGTCTTGGCACCTCGCATAGCCCGAGTTGCCGCAACCGGCCCAGCAGCCAAAGCCATCGAAGCATTGGCGATGTTCCGGTAAGCCTCCATCTCGGCAGGAGTGGCGTTCTCAGGAGCATCAGCCCCCAAAAGCCCACGGGTAGCCGCGCCACGAACCCCGCCGCCAAACAGACGCTCTTTGTTGATGCGTCCGTACAGCTCTTCCATCAGCGTGAGAAGTCCCGGCATCGGCCCAGCCATGATTACCTCTTTTTGTTTCGCTCAGAAATAGCCTTTGCCTTTGCTTTGGCATCGGCCTTACTGTTTGCTCCCCATGCCTTTAGGCTCAGGAGGAGTCTTGTGGGTTCGCCGTTCTTGTACTCTGGCCCCGGCATATTGCCCATCCTTGCCAAGAAAGATGCGCGTCTAGGGTTATCCCCACTCTTTACCGGGGGCTTTAGGTTGGAACCAGGGTTTTCCCGCTCATAGGACTTTCGGCCCTTTTCATTGAGGCCACCCTTGGGGTTCTTACCCTCTTTGCGAGACCAGGCGGCGCTCATTTCTTTGCCGTCTTAGCAGCAGCCTTGAAAGCAGCAGCAGTCGGCGCTCCCTTTGTTCCGGGCTTTCTCATGCGCTCAGGAGTCTTGCCTGCGGCCTTCTGGCGCTCGATGCGCTCACGCTTGGCGTGGATTGCTGCATAGAGTCCGGGTGATCCTGGCTTTTTCATTTCTTTTTCACCCTGCGACTTTCTGCCAAGGCAATTGCGATCGCCTGCTTCGGGTTGGTGACCTTGCTGCCAGAGCTGCTCTTGAGCTTGCCCTTGCCGTACTCAGTCATCACCTTCGAAATCTTCTTCTCCGCTTTCGTCTTCATACTCGCCCTTTCGTGCGTTGTACTTTGCCATTTGAAGCATCTGCTTGCGCTTCTGAGTCATCTTGGTGATCGGGCCACCCGTGAGCCATGCGCTACAGGTTCGGTCTGCCGCACACTTAAACTCGAATAGCTCACAGTAACCCAGATCAGCCGCCTCGACAACCTCGGGAGCATAGGTCTCATCGTCGGATTCTTCCTGTTGGATTCCTCCGGTGGTGCAACCCATCATCTCGGGCGTTTGAATGAAAGCAGCACAGTTCCCGCACCTCATCGACTGAGCGATCTCGGGAGTGGTGTTCCATTCCTCTGCGCGTTCGTCCCAGAAATTACCCGGGTTTTCGGGATTGGCAGGCCCGTAACCGTACTCCTCGAAGGCGTGGTTACGGTTCTTGAGGTTGACCTCTGTGTCCTGGGTGGCGATGGGGCACTTCACTTCTTCATCGCCTTCTGCATCTCAATGGCTTCATAGCCCTTGCCGAACTCGTCTGCCATCTTGTAAGCCTTCATGGGCTTCGTTTGATGGTACTTGCGCTTGTTCTGATTGAGATACTTTTGCATCTCTTCCACAGTCTTCTTTTTCATCATCGCTCCAGAAAAAAAGGGGCACTATGGCCCCACCCCGGCAACTGCGGATTAAGGGGCATCACAATTCTATATCGGGAATCGGAATGTCAATAGGCCATTTTCCCTGACTCTGTAGAGCCTGGACTGTCCTGCGGTGAGCAGCGAGCCACTTCTCCTTCCGCTCCTCTTTGGTCATCTTGTTGCCCTGGTCGATCTCCCAATGGCACTTGAGGCATAAGGCGGCGATGTGGGTGTCGCAAGCCTTGATTCCCTTTCCCTTCCCGCCTGACCAGTTCGAGTGCGCCGCTTGGGAGTTCTCATGCCCACAGCATTGGCACTGCAGCCCAGCCACGGCTTTAAGAAGCGTCTGGCTTCGGATGTAAGTTTGCTTTTGATACATGATTCAGAAGGAGTGCCCAGACATAACCACCGCAGACCTTTGCAATGAACTGCATCAGGACAATGTGCGGCATAAGAGAACCAAACGCAATGGTTGGGAATAGGACCGAATCAACCGCAGCTCCAGCCACATTTGAGGTGTTTGCGCGCTTGAACCATGATCCGGTGACTTTGGTGAAGACGGCCCAGTCAACCACCGCCGCGCCTGTGAAGGCTATCGCAGAGGCAATGGCGATCATCTCGGCTGAGGGATTTAGTAGATAAGTAATTCCCCCAGATGCCAAGATCAACAAGCCCATCTCGGTTGTTTTGAGTTTGACCTGGAGCCAATCCCGCAAGGCCAGGTCTAGTCCGATAAGGAAAAACGCATTGATTGGGCTTATTTTTGGCCCAAACTCTGCGATTGATAAGTTGGCGATGGTCATTGCTAGCGCATAAACGATCACTGCGAAGATAAGCATAGTTCTTCCTGTTGCTGCTGAATAAAGACCGGGGTTGAGTTGTAAGACTCAATCCTGTCTGCGATCACGGTTGCCCTTTGGCCTGCCGTTGGTGGGAGATACATCCCAAATCTTGAAAGACTTCCAGAGTTGACTGCTGCGTTTGTAGAGTCCGCACTTGAGAGAGGCAGCTTCGTAAAGATGTTGGGGTCTAGCATTCGGAGTCCGTGGAGCTTGCACATTGGCCTTCCCTGGTCGTCACAAATTGCTTTCATGGCCTGACTCATTCGCCCCCACCATTGCTGAGTGCCGACAGATGCAAACTCGCCAGAAGACCCTAAAGCAACCGTGCGGAACTTCCGCGCCAGCCATGTGAGCCTTACGGTTGGTTCGTGCATATGCCATACCGGAACCCCAGGGAGTGCCTTGGGCCAAGTCTCGACAAGATGATCATTCTCCCTGTCTGATCCATCAATCACATCAGGAATAAGCGCCCAATCAAACCCAGGATGGCGATACCACTCACTCACCCACTTGATATACCCGTCAACATCTAAAGGCTTGCCCTGCTTCCAAGTTGTGAATGCGCCGTTATCCAGCACAAAAGACTGACAGACATCAGCAACGATTGAGATGTCTTCTGGGTAAGCAAACGACACGAGCGCGTGTCTGCCAGGAAGAAACCGAGCGGAATCTTCCCTCTTTCCTCCTATCGGAGTCCCGTGATAGTGAATCATTCTGTGGCCCTTACTTGCATTCGTGCGGAGGCCTCCTCTGACCTCCAGATGTCTACCCTCATCCTCGCAGCCTCCAGCTTCCACTTCAGCTCTTCTTCGATCTCTATGGCTTCCTGCAGGCCTTTGAGGAGTTCCTGGTACTCCGGGTGAGCATAAGCCTCTCGCTCTTGAGCATTGGCGGCTTCGTACTTCGCCATTGCGTCTTTCATCAGAAGGGCTTTCTTGGTTTTTCTGAATTCTTCTAAGAAAACCCTCTGTGCTTTGGCTTTAGAGTAATCCCCTGCGTTTCTGATGATGAAGTCCACCGCTGCGTTTGCGTTCATTTCATTCCCCACAAAAACAGGCGATTGCTTCTTCTTTCGGGTCAAACATATCGGTCTGCTGCTCTGCGTATCGGGCCATCTCAGAGTAAGACGGGCGGTCATCTCTAAACCTGGCAGCAGTCCCCGCCACCGCCTCGGCTTGAGCTTCTTGTTTAGCCCACCAGATCGCCCTTTCAGGCTTTTCTGTGATGAGTGATAAGACCTGAGAAGCTGGCTTTAGATAGCAAAGATCGCAGTTCCCGTGCATGGTCTTGCCGTTGAAGTTCGGAAGCTCAAGATCAAAGCTGCTTTTCTTCCAAAAGTCTCCAACATCCATAGCCCCAACACCCTCAATGGCAAGAGGCATATGAACCTCCTCGCCCTTGAACTCTGGTCTAGGGTTTGCCCTGAACTTCGCCACACGCCGAGGTTCGTCAGCCCGGATACCAATGAAGGTGTCCCACTCCTCCCACCCAAGGCTCTTGAGGTAGCGATGCATCGTGCGGGTCTTCATTTCACTTGAACAGTACCGAGCGACCCGATTCGGTAGATATCCGCCGCGCTGACGAATAACCGCCTCGAAAGGCTCCCCGTTTCGGCTGGCCCCCGAAAAGTCCACCAACTTGAACTCAGACCCCTCAAGGTACTCCACCCATGTGATCTGTACGCCCCACTCTTTTGAGCAGCGGTCCACGAATCGAAGGGTGGCTTCGTCCTCTTTGCCAGTATTTGCAAACATTACCTTTGCATCGTCTGGCAATCCATTATTAGATTGCAATACTCGCCACAACATATATGCACTCGTTCTTCCACCGGAAAAACTAATGCAAGTCGGGCCATTAATCTTGAATGGATCTCTCATATTTGCACAACACAAACATCTACACCAGGCACAAGAGAAAATACCTTCTTTGCAGATAATCTCACGACCTGGGTATCGTCTCTATATACAATTCCATTCATTGCGTCTAAATATGCCTTGATTATGTTATCAATATCGGGCTTCTTTGTTGGCAGCTTCTCGTTTCGGATGCAGGCCTCTGTGAGCTTTTTTGATGTGGATGCCGGTACGCCTATCCTGATGTAGAGATCGACCGATACAGGGCCTTCTAGGGGGCTTCCTGAGCCAATTGCTCGTTGTGCCCAGGCCTTGATCGTGGCCTCGTAGTCCTTGGTCTTCTGATCGGTGTAAGTTGAGACGAAATTTCCAGCCCGTCTGAACCGGGGTCGTCCTTTGCCTTGAGGTGGGCCTTCAACAGTGAATACTACGAAGCTCATTCATTTTTCTCCGTAACTGCTCGGCTGAATCTTTGCCCCGTCTTTTCTCGATATTAGATATTGTGTTGCCCCACCATCCAGCTGCTGCTTCGAGGCCCCTCGTGGCTTTGATGTCGTTGAAGATTCTGATCCATTCCCGAGCTTCGCATTCCATCCTCCAGGTCTCCTGTGAGGTATAAGGCGTGGGTAATGAGTTCTCTTGGGTGGTTGGTTCCATCTTTGACTTCATTCAGAAGTTTGTGGGCTTCGTAGTAGTTCACGACATTCTCATCCGTTCTGCCAGCTTTTTTGACATTTCTTTGAACAAAGCAATGTTCTTTTCTCTTTCTTCTTTTTCTTTTGCAAGTTCTTCTTTCGTTTTTTGATGCTCGATCATTGAGTCTGGCTTGTCTGGGATTCTTGGCCCATCAAGAAGGAGTTTTGCAAACGCTAGAGCTGATGGAGGTTTGTCAGGATTCATGTTGCGGAGCGCATAGTCCATCTTTGGCCGATAAGTAAGCAAGCGGCCACAAGCCTCCTTCCATGTCTGCCTTACGATGTCAGGATCAACATTGCGCCAGTTGTGCTCGAATGCTGCTCCGTAGATCGCATTCATCTTGGTAAAAACATAATCAAACCCCGCATCTGGATCACAGAAGTCGTTTTGGTTCCACATTTGGAATCACCTCCGTAGTTTCTTGCTTTGACCAAAAAGGCTTTGGCTTAGGAACAGACAGGCCTCGAGTCAGTTCAGCCATCTGGTTCCTGCGCTCCTCAACTGCGTTTGCTTTTGGAGCCTTTTGGCTCCGCACCCAATTTCGCCATGTTGCATCCCAGTCAGTCTTGACTCCCTTCTGCCCAGGCTGCGCGATCCAGTAGTCCCTAAAGCTCTCGAACACTTCCCTCGGCACAAGCTCTGGCCGCTTCTCCTTGCAGAATTCAGACCACTCTGGAGGAAATGGATAGAGGGGGTCAAGGCGCGTTCCGCGCACAACCTTTGGTTTATGGTTAATGGTTAATGGTTCATGGTTTATGGTTGCTATTGGGGTGTCATTAGGGTGGCTATGGGGTGGGCATGGGGTGGCTATAGGGGGGGCATCTGAAGTGGTTGATTTGTCTTGTCCCCACCTCTTTTCAGCGCCTCGTTTGCCAGCGTCCTTCATGGCCTTGTAAGCCTCGATCTCGCGGTCTGCGCGGGGGTTGATGTACCCAACATCCGTGGACACGAAGAACTCTTCAAGGACAGAAAGGACTTCTTGCTCGCAATCGCGCATCCCGATCTGTCTGGCGATTTCGCGCTGCTTGATCGGTTGTTCGTGCAGGTAGTAGAAGTCCAGCAGTCGCCGGTAGGCCAGATCCTCAGTGTGGTTGAGGTGGCGCGTGTGGGACGCATAGTCCCCGATATGGAACTGGTAGTAACGCATTTCGACCCTTTAACAGACCCTAAAGGAAACCATCGGCAGGCGGGGTCTAACGCTTTTCGGGAGGCTCATGACTTCCTCCCTAGCCGGGTTTCGCAACACTTTACATCAGTTGCAAGTGGTCGTGCAAGTCCTGTACGGCTCTTGGCCGTGGCAGCAAGTCGTGCAAGTGATGATCTTGCCGTTGACGATCATTGTATGAGTCGTGCAAGCGGCATGAGCATTAGCTCCCAGAAGAAGCAGGGAGCAGACAACAGCGAGTTTTTTCATTCTTTCACCTCAAACCATTCAGGACGCAGCTCTTTGAGTTGGAGAAGCCGAAGCTGCGGAACGGCCTTCCATTGGTAAATCGCGGGGGGCTTGATGTTCAACAGCTTCGCCAGAGCCGTAACACCACCGGCCTTCTCGATTAGCTCTTTCTTGTCCATGTCTTTCCTTGGGTGGGGCCAGCTCTCATAAAGCAGAGTGGCTGCCTGCTGATAATTCGTGATACCAGGCCGCACGGAGCTAACCCGTTCCTGGCCCCGCTTGAGTGTAAGGCAGGTTTACATAAGGGCACTTAGGGAAAGTCCTAGTTCTCATGCCCATAAGATCGCTTACAGTCACACCCATGCCGCTATTTCGCGGTCTCTGGAGCGACAAATGAAGATCCTTCCCTGCAATCGGTGCCAGCACTACATCCACCACGAGGGCAACCCCTCTGCCTTCTCGATGTGCGGCCACCCAGACACTCAAAAGATTGACTATGTGACCGGCAAGTCAGAACCCATGTTCTGCACGGTCCTGCGCGCTATCCATGGCCGCTGCGGTAACGAGGGTAAGTTGTGGGCTTATGACGATGCGTTCCCCCCGGTTCAGGAGTGGGAAGAATGAACGAGACCATCAAGTGGTATTCCATCAATGAGCTGGAACCCCCCGAAGAAGTTGGCCTGGTCCTTTACTACAAAGGAGAGGTATTTTGGGGTGACTGGGATGGCAAAGACTTCACAGACTCTGCAACCGGTCTTAAAGAGCCAGTTTGGTTATGGGCTTTAGTGAAAGGTCCGCAATGAGATACGCATACCGTCCCCGCGAAGAAGAGATCGAAGCTCGCCGCTCTGCGGCAATGGATGTGCTGTTTGCCATCTTCCTCGGTCTCTGTGGTGCAACCTTCTTTTTCTTCTACCTATGAGCGTCTACAAAGCAATCAACGCAGTCCAGGCTGAACTGGCATCCATCGGCATCACCAAGAGCCGCAGGAACCCACAGGGCAATGGATACAACTTCCGTGGCATTGATGATGTCTACAACACCATCTCTCCGCTTTTGGCGAAGCATGGCCTCTGCATCCTGCCTCGAGTGCTTTCTCGCCAGTGTGTAGAGCGCAAGTCAAACAGCGGTGGGAATCTGTTCTTCATCACCGTAGAGATGGAGTTTGATTTAGTCTCATCTGAGGATGGATCAAAGCACACCATCAAGACATTCGGTGAGGCGATGGACTCGGGAGACAAGGCCACAAACAAAGCCATGAGCGCGGCATACAAGTACGCAGCATTCCAGGCATTCGCTATCCCAACAGAAGGCGATAACGACACCGAAAACCACACGCACGAAGTTCTGCCTAGCGAAGACCAGGCGTTTGAAGATGAACACCTGGATAACCTTCGCGGAGCAGCGATGGAAGGCCTTTCTGTTTTAGAGGCAGAGTTCAAGAAGATCCCGGTGTCTGCAGCTAAAGCCAGGTTCTGGACTCGCAATCAAAAGAGTCTGAAAGACGCAGCAATGAAAGGAGCCGCAAAATGAAAGTCAAAGAAGCGCGTGAGCTTGAGCGTGAATACAACGAGATAGTTGAACGCGGAAGAAAGTTATGGGAAGAGATAGAACCAATGGCGGCCAGGTGCAATGCAATCACTGAAAAGTTGAGACTTCATAAAGTTAACTTTGATGAAATCGCGCTTTTATTTGGAGGCGAACTTCAGATTGATGTTGTTGGAAAAGACGAGGATGAAGCGTAATGGAACAGCGCACACCCGAATGGTTCGCTCAACGGGCCGGTAAGGTCACCGCTTCCTCTGTGTATAAGGTCATGGCAAAGACCAAGACCGGTTATTCAGCAGACCGCGAGAACTACCAAGCCCAACTGGTCGTTGAAAGAATGACCGGACAACCCGCCAAGACCTACTCCAATGCAGCAATGGAGTGGGGGGTAGAGCAAGAGGCAAACGCTCGAGCTGCATACGAGGCCCAAACGGGGAACCTGGTCGAAGAGGTGGGGTTCATTCCTCACCCCTCGATTGAGATGTGTGGAGCCAGTCCTGATGGGATCGTTGGAGAGGGGCTTATCGAGATCAAGTGTCCTGAGACGGCCACCATGATTGAGATGCAGCTCAACCGAAAGATTCCCGATAAGTATCTGAAGCAAATGCAACTTCAGATGCGCTGCACGGATAAGAAGTGGTGCGATTTCGTGTGTTTCGACCCACGGATGCCACAAAGACTTCAGCTCTTAATCATTCGCGTGGAGCGAGATGAGGAGCTGATTGGGGAGATGGAAGCCGAGATCGTCAAGTTCCTGGCCGAAGTCGATGAGAAAGTGAAAAAACTGGAAGCAATATGAGCAAAGTCCTTTATGAAGTCACCGCTATCGTGGGCACCTACACCAACAAAGACGGCGATGAGAAGAAACGCTACCTTCGAATTGGATCGGTCATTGATACGAAAAACGGTCCTATGCTGAAGCTGGACTGTTCCCCTTTTAAGGAAGGCGGGTGGGATGGATGGGCCTACATGAACGCCCCCCGCGAGGAGGACAAGCGCAAGGGTAAATCCGAGGATGTTCCCTTCTAAGCTGCCTTATTATCCGTACTTAAACGAATGGAGCCAATGATGCACGGAGCACACCGTAAAGACGACCCTGACACTTCAAAAGAGGCTGCGGCGCTGGACATCAGCGAGCTGGAGGCAAGGGTCTATGGATTGCTGAAGTTCAAGCCCTTGACCGCTGAAGAGCTGGCCTTCTCGCTGAACAAATCCCTGCAATCCATCACCCCCAGGATCGCTCCTCTGAGAAGGAGGGGGTTCATCTTCGACTCTGGTATCCGCAGGCGCGGTCAGTCAGGGAGAAGCCGAATCGTGTGGGCTGCAGCCGAGGAGATCATTCCAGAGCCGGTAAAAACGAAAAAACTAGACGAAAAGGAGATCCTCCAAATCGCTCGGCGTCACACCAAGTATATGACCGGAAAAACAGCCTGGGCGATGGATGTGGTGTCTCTCATCAGAGAGTTGGAGGCGAGATGGAACATCAAGTGAAAAAGACGATGCCGCGCATCCCGGTGGGGCATCCAGACTTCAAATGGACTTCGGGGGCCGATGTTCAGGCCACCTGGCGGAAGTACGGATGGACCCCTCCGAGCGAGGGAAAGCCAGTGTTTGAAGAGAAAGAAAAAAATGTATCGAAATCTAGAAATTGAGATCCTGCGCTGGGCTGAGGCCCGTCAGATCATCCCCAACTCCTCGACAGAGAAGCAACTCCTCAAGTGCGTAGAGGAACTAGGAGAGCTTGTCGGGGCCACTCTGAAGGGCAACCGAGAGGCCCAGATTGATGGCTTTGGAGATGTCCTGGTGACCCTGATCCTGGCGGCTGACCTGGCGGGGTTGGATCTTGTCTCATGCCTGCAGAGGGCTTATGGGGAGATCAAAGACCGTAAGGGAACGCTGACCAAAGAGGGCATCTTTGTGAGGGAAACATGAGCCTACGAGCAGCAGCGCAGCAGGCGCTTGTGGATATGGCCTGTATGCGTGACATGGTTGCCCACCCTGACAACCTCCAGTTCATTGACAACGCCATCACCGCCCTCCGCACCGCGCTTGCGGAGCCTGAGCAGGAGCCGCTCCCGAAGATGCGCTTACTGCCCTGTTGTGGGTATCACGACGGTAGGGCGGTTTTTTGGAATCGGTTTAACGGTGTTGTTCAGTGCCACAGTTGTGGACAGCAGTACGCCCCTCACCCACCGCAGCCCGTGACGCTGACGGATGAGGAAATTTACCCGCTGTATAGCGAGCCGAGCAGCGACAAGGAAATGGTGGAGTTCGCCCGTGCAGTCATCGAGGCGTATCAGCGCAAGCAGGAGGGCAAGGCATGAGCAATGAGCCTGTGGCGTACCTTTGGCAGCACAGCGAGACAGGGCGCACTCGCGTTGTGATGACGGATCAGATCGTTTCCACTGATGATCGCTGGTTCTTGGTGGGGCCGCTGCATCTTGATCCAGCACCCGACGACACCGCACTGCCCCGATTGCTTCGGATCATGGGTACGTTTGACCTTACCACAGGGCACGCATCCACTATGGATGAGGCTCTTGATGAGTTGGAATCAGAACTGCGGGATGTGTTGGGGCACTACCGGGCGGCGAAGCCTGACGACACCGCCCTGCTGCGGCAGGCGTTGGAGGTGTTGGAGTCCGTCTATCCCTACACAGACAGCCTGATCTGCTACGCCAGCACGGTGGATGAGCACCCGCCCAATGCCATCGATGGGAATGTTCGAGATGCCCTTACCGCCCTGCGCGAACGACTAGGAGAGAAGCCATGACCGACTTCATTAAACACTTCCTCGTCTACTGCGCCCAGTGGGTAGTGGGTATGTTCATCTTGTGGGCGATCATTGTTTTGGCAGGTTGGGCGTGGAGGTGGTTGGTATGAAAAGTTTTTTAGTGGGAGCCGTGATCGGTGTGTTTGTCCTTTTGCTTGTCTGCATCGCGGTATTTGAGGGCCAAATGATCCCGGCAATGTGGCAACTGACAAGCGTCATCTGGATGTTTGTTTGGTGGAAATGGTTGGGGGACAAGACATGACCCGCGATGACATCATCCGACTGGCGCGGGAGGCGGGGTTGTGGCCTGCCGTTACAGATGTGTTCCCAAAAGAACTTGAACGCTTCGCCGCCCTTGTCGCTGCGCATGAGCGTGAGGAATGCGCTCGGATTTGCAATGGCTACAACGATCCGCTTATCAACACCGATGCAGCCGCCGCCATCAGGAGCAGGACATGAAGCTCGGTGAGATGTTCGTCACCCTATGGATGCTCACATTTTTAGCGGTGATTTTTCTGTCCCCGTTTGTGACTCTTGCTCTCATTTTGAGATTCATCTTCCAATGAAAGCACTTGTCCTGGCTCATGCCTACCTTATAGGGGCCACAATCCATACCCCTGAAGGAAACCGCTCACCAACAAAAGAAGAAGTCTTAAAGGCCGTCCTTGAAGAACTCAATCAGCAGACAGCAGATCGTGGACCTACTCAAAGAACTAGGCCCGATGACCATGAGAGAAATCGCAGACCAGCTGAGGATTGATCTAGACCGGATCAGGAGCTTTATAGGCTCCACACGCCAAAAGAAACCAGGCGTGATATACATCCAGTCCTATCGCAGAGATGAAGACGGTGGAAGGCTCTATCCAAGGGCTGTATGGGCCGCAGGAAACCTGCCAGACGCAAAGAGACCTCCCAAGTTAGGACACCCGGAATACAACCGCAGGGCACGAAAAAAGAAGAAAAAAGCAGTGGCTTCGATCTTCCATCTTCATCTCAAGTACGAAAACAATCAGGCCAAACTCAACCTAAGTAAGACCTTCAATGCTTCCGAAGTACACATGGGACAAAGACAGGGAACTGTGTAAGAAATGCGCTCACTACCGAGAACACCTAGACAACCCTAGATACAACTCTGGGGTAATAGTGATGTGCTGCGCCGCCAACCCAGCAAAGGGAAGGCGCGGAATCGGCTCTTGCATCGACAACAGGCATCGAGGCCCATGCGGTAGGGATGGGGCTTTATTTCATCCCAGAGAGAAACAGATCTCTCTCGGCCTGTCGCCGCTTTACCAACCCGGGTAAGACCTTTCCGCCACCCTTGGTCCAGTCCATGAGGTGATCGGCGGCTTTCTCCCACTCTCCTCGGTTTGCCTTAATCCGAATCTGAGAGCGCATTAGAGCGCCAAGTCCCGCGTTATAAGAAAAAGAGACCAAAGCATCGAATGCGCCTTGATACTCAGTAACACCGGGAATAAGCCGAAGAACACCGCGCTCAAAAGTGATGAGGTCACGCTCGAATAGAGCATCCACTTCTTGCTGGCTCCAGACACGACTGTCCTCCGCTCTTAATGGGTAATCAGTCCGCAGCATACCCGTATAGCCCTCTTTACGGACCACGGGCAGACGAATCTGATCCTGATAAAGAACCGCTCCAAATCCCACACTCCATATGTAGGCCGGGCATAGATAAGGCTTCAGCCTGCATCCCTCAAAGTGATGCATGAGCTTGATACCTGCTTCCGAAGTCTTCACCTCTTTACCTTATCAATGTCATGCGCTATCATTGACAGCATGAAACACACACATATCACCCAAAAAGGCGTTAGCGTGATCGTCAAAGAAGATGGTTCCATCTGGAGGCCAGCATTCAAATCCACCATAAAACGCATAAGGCATGGTACTGAGCAAGAGTTTGTTTCTGATTACAAAGAAAAACAATTGGCCCAATGTAAGAACAAAAATGGCTACCTTGAGGTCTGTGTGAAACAAGATGGGAAGCGGATAAAACTTTCTGTCCATCGCTTGATCGGTCTTGCTTTTGTAGACGGATACCAAGAAGGCCTTACGATCAATCACATCAATGGAAACAAGACAGACAACAGGCCTGAAAATCTTGAATGGATATCATTGGCTGACAACACAAAGCATCAATGGGCAAGCGGACTTGTCAATCTTCGAGGCGAAGGCCAGCCTGGTCACAAACTTACTGCAAGACAGGTCGTACACATAAGAAAAGCATTAAAGGCTGGCATTTCTGCGAACTCTATTTCCATAATTGCAGGAGTGAACCCATCAACAATTTACCTGATTGAAAAGGGTAAGCGCTGGTCACACATTGATTAGCGATCACTTCTTAGACCAGCTCCGCGATCCGAACCAGAACCCGAGAATCCCGCCCAGCATGGACATCTCTTCTTCGCTGAAGATCACCGTGGAGACCTTAAGAAAGTCGTCCATTGACCGGATCAGATTTGGGTCGGTGAAGGCGTAATAAGTGATGGCCGCGTTGATGGCAACCAGCTCAAGAATGAAGATGTAGGTTACTGTAGGGCGAACGGTCCCCACATAGTTCGCAACCCACCTCGAGGCTTTTTCGAGGACTTGTTTGTCGTGGTCCAGAGCCGCTTGGGTCATCTGGGCCTGGGTCTGCATCGCTACCTGCTCAGACCGCAATTCCTCAATACGCTGTTGAGCAGCAAAGCCCTGAGCGGCCATTTGAAGGTCTCGCTCGGCAGAAATCTTTGCCAGATCGCGCTCGTGAGCCTGGTCTGCTTTGTTTTGGAAGAACTCTAAGAGCTTAGGAAGGCCAGAGATCAAAAGCCCACCCAGAGTGGAAAGTAGACTGAGCATCAGATCACCATTGCGTAAAGAAATAGAACCATCCCAACCCCTCCAACAGCAATAGACGCATACAGGAGAGGCATCATCACTGCAAGAATGGCGGCAGAAGATAGGACGATTGACAGCTGGAGCGCCATACCCGAATACGAGAAGTATGGTGACCGGGATTTCGCGGCATCACGAGCAGCCTCAGCAGACCGAGCCTTCTCAGATATTTCCTCCATGTCGGCTCTTTGCTTTTCTGCCTTCTCTTCGCGGCCAGAGGTCTCATAGATGGTCGCCCGTACATTCTTGGCTTGGAACCAAGCCCAGTAGTTGTTCGCAGCAATGGTCCCGTTTAGAACCTTACTCGAATTGCTGGACCCGTACATCCCGTTTATTGCTAACAGAAGGGCAAAGATCGAGATCGTCAGAGCGGCCCACTGTTTGACATAGGCCTCCCTCTCTGACCGAGAGGCATTAGGAGAAGGCTTTAGAACCCACATTCACGGGTCTCCTTGCAGTGTCCATATCCCAGGACTGCCATGTATCCCATGCCTCCTAAAGCGGCCAGGATCAGGACAACGCCTATCCCGGTCTCTACGGCTTGAGCAATGGCCTTCCTGCGCTTCTCGGCAGCTTCCTTCTCTTTCCGGGCGTTGTGAGCGTCATCCCGGTTCATCTGGGCCACGCGGATCTGGATGTTCTGCCAGACATCAGCATTTCCGCTTTGGAAGAAAAGCATCTTCAGCTCTTCCTCAAAAGACTTCTGCTGCATCAACTCCAGCTCGACCTGGATGGCCTGGCCCATATTTGAGCCACCCTTCTTGGCGTGATTGACCGCTTTCGTGCATTCGTGTTTTGCATCGAAGTATTTACCCAAAAGAGGGCCAAGAGACCGCACATCATCGACGGTCTTCGAGGCCTTCTTGATTAGGTTGACCGCCGTGGATACAGCGGCCATTGCGGTCAATGGATCAATCACAGCTTAAATGCTACAGAGAGCAAAAGAAGGATGATCGCTCCAGCACTTGCAATGAGGATCTGCTCTAGCCTTTTGAGCCGAGCATTGATCCCAAGATAGCGTTCAGCACAAACGGCTTCATGAGTCGAGAGGCGGGCTTCCGTGTCCATTTTCAAGTGACTTCTTTAGCATTGAAAGGAAAGCCTCCTTCCCAACACGGAGCTGATCCATTTGGAAAGTACACGAGGCCAGCTTGCGATCAAGATCCAGACAGTGCTCAAGAAGCATTCTCTGGTCTTGGGTGAAATTGTCGAGTTCGTACTCAACGCCGTCAACAGTCACAGTCTGGGGGGTTTTGTTGTTGCCCATTCTGATCTCCTAGTACCACCGTCAAGGGCCGGTGGGATGCCCGTTTACCAGGGTACGCCAGTGGCTGTGGTGGGGTTCTTCTGTGCAGCGATGTTCTGAGACAGAGCAGCCTCAGTAGCAGCCTTATCCACTCCTGAGTCCCAGCACCACTGGAGCACTTCAGCCTCAGTCACATTGGCATAAGGAATCGTAGGAGTTCCGTCAGCCCATGAGCATGTGGAGTAGATCGAAGCAGTGAACTCACCATCCACAGCCGTTGCTGTCCAGTGTGCGGTCGTTATAAAACCGTCAGAGGTCTTACGGTCACAGGTCGTGATCGTCCATGTGATTTGAGTCGTCATTTCAGTTTCCTTTCTTACTTGGTTTCGAGTTGCGCTACGCGAGCGCGGAGGTCGGTGATGAGGGCTTGCTGTTCTTGGATGGCTTTCACAAGCACGGGAATCAGGTCTTGACGCACCGACTTGTATGGTTCCTCACCTTCGGGCGCAGGGTCTTTCCACTCATCAATCAGGTCAGGGAATACCTGCTCAAACTCTTGAGCGATGAATCCACGGTCACCCTTGATGTCCTTACCCTTACCGGACTTCCAGTCAAACTTGCGAGGCTTTAGCGCCATGACAGCGTTGAGGCCCACATCAAGGTCAACAATGTTTTCCTTAAACCGCTGGTCCGAGATGCCGCTGATGCTTGTGCTGGTGGCGTAAACAGTGCCGCCATCGGCAACATAAAAACGATACGCCGCTGCTCCGGTTGAGTACAAAGACAGTGATGCCGTTGAGTTGGTAGATGCGGCAGTAACAATTGCAATTTGCGGGTTGTCTGTGCCGTTGCCTACGGGAAGAACTTTAAGCCCCGATCCAGCGCTTGCGCTTGCATTGGTCGTCCCCACCAGCAAATCCCCCCCGCTGGTGATACGGGCGCGTTCGGTGTTGTTAGTGGCAAAAGCAATAAAACTATTTTCGTAGTTCCAAAGATACATCTCGCTGGACACGCCAAGCTGAAGCTGAAAGCCATCACTTGTTGTATATCCAGTCGTATCATCTTGAATCGCAATAATTGACGAACCAGCAGTGCCGCCTAAAACAAACTTTCTATTTGCTGTGGTCGTACCAAGTGCTAGTCGCCCACTCGCATCAAGCGTCATCGCCTGCGTGAAACTGATGGCGTTTCCTGCGGTGCCGGAGGGGGCGGTTTGCCATATGTGAGCGCCAGAGTTTTGGTAGTAGTTTGAAGCCGCAGCGGTGGTTATGTATTTCCACCCAGAGTCAAAGTAAGCGTTGGCATCAATGTAAACGGTTGGGCCAGATGCCATGAAATGACCAGCATTTGTAATCTGGAATACTTTGCCAGATGTCCCAGCACTCGGCGTCACCCCGAGGCCGAGGTTGCCAGACTGAGTGAGTGTTGCAATTGCAGCGCCGCCACTTTCAGAAATTAACAAATTTCCAGATGTATCAGTTCCAAGATACATATAGTTGGCTTGACCAACAGTTTGAGCCAAAGCAACGCTGTATGCGCTTCCAGCAAAGAAATAAGAACGACCGCCCGATACTTGCAACTTAGCCGCAGGCGAACTCGTCCCAATGCCCAGACCTGTAGAGGTCAGGCGCATTTGTTCGGAGCCAATAGTCCAAATAGCAGTGCCGTCAGTGCCAATGCGATACCGTTCCACATCAGCCGTGTAGAACGTCATTGGCAGGTAACTGCCCGTACTGTTATATGTGCTGTAAATGCCGTTTGTCGTCCCATCACTGAATAGCGCCAGTTGGCTATCGTTGGCAGACGCAGTGAAAGCAGCGCGACCCTGAACCGTCAAAACACGAGCAGCCAAGGCAGTGCGGCCCAATGCAAGGCTACTTCCATCAAACGTCAGCGCACTCCCCGTGGTCAGCGCACTAGAAGACGATGCATACACCACACCGTTAGCGGTGAAGGAGGTCAGCCCAGTTCCACCGTTGGTGGTTGCGAGGGTTCCCGTCACGCCAGTGCTCAGAGGCAGTCCGGTGGCGTTGGTCAGAGTGACTGCAGAAGGAGTGCCCAGATTGGGGGTTGTCAGGCTTGGAGAGCTTGCGAGAACAATCCCACCAGAGCCGGTCACATTCTGACCCAGAGCGGTCTGTACGCCCGTTCCAAGAGCAGTAAGGCCCGTTCCACCATTGGCGATAGGAAGCGTTCCCGTGATGTCTGCGGTGTTGATGTCAATCGCATCCCAGGAGGTATTCGTACCATCGGTCTTGAGGTACTTCCCTGCTTGTGAGGTCTGAGACGGAGCAAGAGCGTTAAATGCTGCATTGGCCGTGGTTTGACCCGTGCCACCCTCAGAGATTTGAACCTGGTCGCCAGTAAGAGCAAAAGTCCCAGAAGCAGAGAGATTGGTGAAAGTCCCCGCAGCAGGAGTCGTTGATCCGATTGGGCCGTTGAAGGAGTCACCAGCAGTACCGGCTTGGAAGTCCTTCAGTTGAGCCATCAGCTCACGGATGGCATCGTTGATGCCAGAGGGGGCACACCCCTCCGCAATGTTGATTCCATCAATGTCGGTGTTATTACCAGGGGTTGCGGAGAATTCTGAGATTTTGGTCTTCGGCATGATTTATTCCTTGATTTCCAGGATTCCGTAAGCATTCAGCAGTTGAGCTAGTCCAGCCCAACGCTTTGCCGAGGTCGGCGACATTTTGCGAAGCTCTTTCAGTCTTTGGATGCCATCTGGAGATGTAATGATTTTCGCAAGATTCTCGGCATCGTTGGCAAATCTTCGCTCTGTTGCCCAGTCCGAGATCATTCGGCCCCAGTTCTGAGGCTGGATCGCTCCACCAACAGCCAAAGCAGCCATCGCCGTGGGATCTCCCTTTGCTTCAATCTTCATCTGCCTAATGATCTCTTGATTGAAAGCTGTATCCGATCCGAGCTTTGGAACCCGACCAGCAGCTTCGAGAACATCAGCAAGATCCCGCAGGGCAGTGAACTGCTGCCGAGTCAATGCAGCCTCGAGTGCGCGTTGATTTGCGGCATTCCCGAGAAGCAAGTTCTGCCAGGTATTGCCGGTGTCGATCTTCATCCCGCGCTGAGTAGTAGAAGGCGTTTGCGCCTTTTCCCAGACTTGCTGCATATAAGCACGAGAGACTGCGCCCCATGCGTCTGGGTCAACACTCTCAATCTGCTGCTTTGCGTACCGAATCGCAGGGATTGATTTGCTTTCAAACAGCCTTCCAGCGAACTGGTTGAGGTTATCTGGAGTCATCGCGGCCAGAGAAAGGCCAGCCTTTGATTGATCGAACTGATTGATCGGTCGGCTCGCCTGCTCAAATAGCTGGTTGTATTCGAGATAAGCCGGGTTTTCTCGGCCCATCTGCTGCAGGAGGTTTTGCTTGATGTCTTGCAGTTCGCGTTGAATCGTTGCATCAAGCGATGTAACGGTCTCAGTCTTGAAAAGAGAGTCAAGATTGAATTTGACTCGCTGCAAAGCGGGAAGGCTTTTCTTCAGTGCCTTCTCTTCGATCTCTCGGCCTTCTGCATCAAGGCGAGGAGCCTTCTTCTCGTACAGGCTTTCCTTGATGCCCAGAAGAGTTTCGCGCTCTTTGCCAACTGCGTTTTTGAGCAATCCGTCAATCTGATTGACAACAGGGGTCACATCAACAGGAGCGGAAAGGTCAAAAGCCTCTTGCAGCTTTGGAGCGGTAATCAGTTCTCTTTCTTGGACAAGATTGTCTCGAGCCTTCTTCAGAGCTTCTTGACCCTTTAGACCAGCCTCAGACACATCAGAAATCGGTGAAATCTTGGTTAGGAAGTCCTCAACCGCAGGCTGGATCTGTTGGACTTCGCGGTTCTCATAGAACTCCTTCATCGTCCGAGACGAAGCAGGAATGTTCCCAAGAACCTTCTGCTGGCCCATCAAAGAAGCAAGATCTGTAATCTCTGCTGGGGTGAGTTGGATGCCCTGCTGCTGGGATTTGTTGAGAATGTCTCTGGCTCTCTGAACATTTAGAGTGCCCACATCCCTGACAAGGCTGCGCTCTGCCAAGGCCTTTGCGCCACCAGGAAGAGCGGCCTGGAGTCCACCGCTCAGAGCAGTCGCAAACCCAATCCGTCCCGGGCTTATTTCTTGCCCACTAATCAATTGCCTACCGGCCTCAACAGCACCAGCAGTCAGTCCAGTTGCGGCAGATGTTCCAAGCAAACCAACAGGCCCACTAAGCGCCATCGGAGCAGTCAGAGTACCAACCGCAATCTCGGGGATAGCCGCGAGAACATCAGGCGTGTAGAAGGCTGCAGTAGCGGGAGCGCCAGCCACCTCTTTGTAAAACTTCCCATCATCGCCCCTATACGCGATTTCCCCGCCGATCACGCGATAGCGATCAACGGGAATTCCTCGGCGTTGAGCAAAGATTTGAATCGCCCTGGCCTGGTCGGTTGGAATGCCAGCCATCAAAGCCGTAGATGGTTCAGCGGCCATAGAAGGCTCGCTAATCGCAGTGCGAGGAAGCATCTCCCCAATCGGCGGGAACTGACCAGTGCCAGCACGAGGAGAAATCGCCCTTCTGCCACTCGTTAATTCAGCAGCAAAGTCCACCCTTTCGGTTGGCTCTTGCCGCTTTTTACGATCAAGCAAATCAGCGGCAAAGTCGTATTCGCTCATGGCCTACCTCAGTCTGCTGTGATGCCAAACTCAGCAGAAAGCTGGCGACGAATTGCCTGACTTTGTTGCGGAGTCATATTCTTAAGATCAACTTTGTATTGTTTTGCTAGTTCTGCTGCTCGATCATTGATGAGCTTTGGCATATCTGAAAGCGAAACATCTTTGAACGATAGACCTCTGCGAAGAATGTAAGAGTTGCGAGCCTCAACCAACTTCAATTGACGCAAGGCCTCGTTCATCTTTGATTCAAATTCAACCGGGCTATCACCATCAAACAATCCTTGTCCGGGGTCAGGAAGGGTTGATCTAATTCGAACAGCCTCGCCTTCAGACATCGCAGCACCAGTAATATCTTTAATTGTCTTATTGATATTGGTTAAAGCGTTTTGTTTGAACTGAGAAAAATCACTCAAGGTCTGGCGATCTTGAGGATTCAACCCAACACCAGCTCTATCTTTAATTGCACTCCAACTCTGAGCAATCCTAAATTTTGGCTGCAAAAACTCAGGCCTAAATTGGGCATCAATCTGGTTGTAAAGAGCCAAACGCTCGCCAGATGCTACTAGCGCGGCCTCTACATCCTTGCGAGTTCCCTTGTCAGGAGCCATCGCGCCAGGAGGATAGTTGTAAACCGTAGCACCACCAGAGCCAGCCTTTTGAAGCTCCAA